CGTTATTGTCTGGCAATATATCTGCCCAACTAAGCCCCACTGCGCTTAAAATATCCGCATTGCTGCACTGATACGCCATACAATTTAAGACCGGTGCCCCACCCTCGCCCATGCCTATCTTTAGGCTCTGCCCCTCGCCCTGGTGAACTGGGCACCTGCAACTATACTGCGGCGCTCCATTCTTCGGCGGTCCTATCTTGGCGTTGGGATCAATCCTATATGCCAAACCTTCCAGCGTTATCTTGCTCGCTCTTTTTGTCATCATTGCAACCACCCGTAAATTGTACTTGCGTGCCGGTCCAACTGCCTGCCGATCTGCTCATAAGTTAAGCCCTCGCCCCGCAACTCCCGCGCCTTTTTTATCTCAAAAACCATTGCGGGCCTTGGCATCCTGCGCGCCTTTTTTGGCTTTTGTATAAAAACCGGCACGTCTTGGTAGTAGCTCTTATCCATTGTTAAACCTCGCATTTAATATTTGCCACGCCTTAGCCGCTGTCGCAGGAACTACTCCGTTCCCCAGAAGCCTAAGTCGGTCCACCCTGTGCTGAGTCCCATTAGTTGCTCCACCCAATCCGGATTGAGCTTCGGTGACCCTTGGTTCTTCCCACTCGTATTGCTCTTCTTCTGGTCTTGCAGGCCATTCATCTGATTCAAGTCTCTCCCCAAGCACTTCTGATTGCTCTCCTTCGCAGTTCTCGCTCCCTCGATGTGGTCGCTCGCTTGTGGAGTTGCCCAAGTGTGAACATCCGTAATTAACATTCGTTGCTTGCTGTGTGGGCGCATTCCATTTTGCTTGCAGTCCTGCGCTTGTGGTGTACTCCAACCTTTTTGCAAGGATGAAGACTCGTTTCCTTTGGTGTGGAGCGCCAACTTCACGCGCGCTAAATATTCCCCACGTTGTTCTATAACCATCTTTTTCCAAGTCGCCAATGACGTCTCTGAGTCCGAGGCTAATATGTCCTTCGACATTTTCAAAGAAGACCCTAGAAGGTCTAATTGCTTGTGTATGTCTCCGAATAATTGGCCAAAGATGTCTGGGATCGTCTGCCCCCGCTCTCTTACCTGCCGCGCTGAACGGTTGGCAAGGGTAGCCGCCAGTGATAATGTCAACTGCGCCTCGAAATAAGTGCGCTGGGAAGGTTTTAAGATTCGACCAAATAGGTGCCGGAGCCAACTCTCCCGCTTCCATCTTAGCGACCAGGTTTGCAATGGCGAAGGCTTCGATCTCCACATAAGCGATGACTCGATGTTTAACCCCGGCAAGGTCAAGTCCTCGCTCGATTCCAGCGTATCCGCTGCAAAAACTGATGACGGTTGGTAGTTCTTCGGTAGTATCCACATTTATTTCCACCCTCTATTCTTCATAAAATCCGCCAATATGGTATTGGCTGAAATGCACGCGCTGATATAGCTAATTGCCGATTCCTCGTCGCTCTTTTCCGTCAACATATTTAGCGCATTGCTATAGGTTATCGCCTTGGGGTCCCCAAACGCGTTGCTTGCTATTACTCTGTGATGCTGCCAGGCCTCATGCCCTCGTAATTTGTGTGGCATCGCTATCTCCCGTTGTCGTTGGTGTTATGTGTCTTTCAGTTTCTTAATCATTCTCTCGCCCGCGAAAAAAGCCTTAATCCGAGATGTGTACATATTGTGCGACAAAAGCCCTTTGCATCTTGCGCCTGTTGTTATTCTGTAGCGCCATCTAGTTATAGGGCTGCAGTAAGCACCAACAGTCCTCTCTGCTTCCACAGTTGTTAATTTAAGTTGCATAAATTCTCCCGTTGTCGTTAAGCTCTGGTGTGCGTTGTGCGATGCGCTGCGCCTTCGGCCTTTGCCTCGCCTGCTAACTGCAATAAAGCATAGCCTACGCGATACGCTGGCGCGGTAGTCACTCCGCTTCGCAAGTTGTGAACTGACATCAAGGTATAATCGACATCTAACGCCCACAACTCGCGCACGATGCGCTCATTGCTCAAACCGATAACATCCAACACGCTGCGCCAGTCTGGATTAGCCGGGTTTATCTTGCCCATATTTTGCCCCTTGTAAGTTTAAAGAGCGCTTAGTATAATCGCCTAGCTTTGTTTGTAAAGCATTCCTGTAATAGTTGACTAACTGAAAGAGGCTAAAAATATGACATTCATCATCAAAGATAAATCAACCGGCGGCGGTGGTAACTTCGAGCAATGCCCGGCTGGCTCTTATCGCGCAATTTGCACTTCAATTACCGACCTCGGTTTCCACGAGCAAAATTGGCAAGGCGAAAAGGCCCGCGACGTTCGCAAACTGCGCCTCTCTTTTGAACTCTGCGACGAACAAAAAACCGACGGATCGCCCTTCTATGCCTCGCGTGAGGTAACGCTGAGCCTTAACGAAAAGGCTGCGCTGCGTGCTATCGTTGACGGTTGGAATGGTAAGGCGATGACCGACGCCGAGGCAAAAGACGGCATCGACCTGGGTAGCTATCTGGGACGCGCTGCAATGCTGTCTATTACGCACAAGCAAAGCCTAAGCGGTAACACCTATGCCGCGATAAGTAGCGTTAGCTCGCTGCCTAAAGGGTTTACCGAGGTAGAAAAACCCACTGCACCGCTTGAACTGTTCAACATGGACGGCGACCGTAAAGATTGGCAGTTTCAATACGATGACTTTCCCGAATGGCTCCAGGGCAAAATCAACATTATCGAAGCTGTGCCGGTCGCTAAATCCTACGGTGAAAAAAAAGACGGCGAATTGGTCGATGATGACATCCCGTTTTAGTGGTTAGCGAACTCCAATTTTATTTGACTTGGGCCGCTATGTGCTTTGCGTATGGCGGTTATTTTTTCTCGCTAATGGGTGACATATGAATATTTATATCGACATTGAAACAATTCCAACTCAACCTGAAACCGACGCTAAACTTGATATTGCCGAAACTATCAAGCCGCCTGCGTCAATGACAAAGGCCGAAACGATAGCTGATTGGCACGCCGGTAGTGGCAAATATGCTGGCGTAAAAGATCGCAAGATTGATGAAGCGTATCGAAAGACCGCCCTTGACGGCACTCGCGGCGAAATAATTTGCATCTGCTTCGCCACTGATCACAAAGAGTACAGCGTCTATCGCACGCCTGAGCGTAGCGAGTTTGAAATGCTTTTGGAATTTTACGCGCTGCTAAATGATGCGCTGGCCAATGGGCAAATACCGTACTTCATCGGGCACAATGTCGTATTTGATCTGCGCTTTATTGTGCAACGCTCAATCATCAACGCTGGCATCAAGCCGCCCCCCTTCCGCATTCCTGCGAATGGTCGCCATGGTAGTGATTTTTTCTGCACGATGACTGCCTGGGCCGGATTTCGTGAGCGTATTAGTCTGGATAATCTAAGCGCTGTCCTGCGCTGCGGTGAAAAGGGCGGAATGTCTGGTGCTGAGGTTTGGGATAATTACAAGCTCGACGCACACGATGCGATCAAAGCGTACTGCGCCCAGGATGTTGCGCTAGTGCGCGACATATTTAAACGCATCAACCTGTTTGTGTAAAAAAGACCCGCGACGCGGGCCAATGGGGGGGTTTATCGGCGCTTTGGTTGGTACTCTAAGTGCAGATGATTCCCTTCATCTATTAAATCGAAGTCGCAATTCAGCGCCGCCTTTATCTCATTAAATACTTGGCTCATGCCCTTGAATCGCTCGCCGGTCATCTGGTCGGTCGTGCGTATATCTAACGCTGCCCCGGTGTAATGCAATGACGTTGTAGTGTGGTGTACGCCCTGCTCGCTGCCTGAGGTTATCACGCAATTAAGCCCGAACTTGTCAAAGCATGGGACCACTGTCCCCGCGACAATCATCGCCAGCTCTGGATTCAAGCCGTTTAACTCAACGCTGTCGTCTTTAATGATTAGCATTAGACAACCATCCCTTGCGATACTCGACCGACGATAGCATCGTCCGACGACACGCCTATTGATGCTGACAAAATGCCTGGCGTAGTTCCTGAGCCGCTTTGTGTAACTGTTATATTTATAGTATCGCCTTGCGCTAAACTCCCGTTGTATAAAGCCGTTCCCGATGAGTATATGTTTTCATTGGTTGATGCGGTCGCAATTTGTGTGCTTCCGTTTTTTATTTTAACGGTCAATGAAGTGCTAGAAGTAGTCCCATTAAGCCTTAAAATTTTAGCTTTTACGCGGTACGCGCCTGTAACATTTATTTTAAAAACTAACTCTGTGTCTTCGGAGCCATAAACTCCCATATTAAAACCACTTCCCAAACAAACATCGCCTGCCGCGCTTGTAAGCGCAACCTGTGACAATTTCGCATTAGTCACGCTGCCATCTTCGTAGGCCGCCGTTTGTAATTTAGGCGCACCCGCTGAACCCTCGCTGATCGCTATAGGATTATCTCGCAAAGCCGTCACTAGGCTCTCGTCGATCGGCGAACCTGCATCTACTGAGCCGTTGGCTATTGGTGTGTAGGTAGTCATTTTTCCCCCTAAATAATCTCATAAGCGTTGTCGCCGTTTGGCATCAATTTCGTCGTGCTGTCGGCTATCCAACTATAAGTAGGATTAGCATCGCCAAGCGCCGTTGTATAGTCCGCTACGCCGTTTGGCGTGATAAATGCGGGCCTTCCCACCGATGACAAAAACTGCAACGCCTCGATCTTTATAACCTGTCGCGCTGCATCGACCTGAGTCGATAGCATTTGCATCTCGCGTGTCTGGGCCTCGCCCGTCACTGATTGGTAAAGCTCGGTGCAAATATCAAATAAGTCGCCGGTCGCGTACTGCGTTTGACTGATATCAATGTCGGCCTTGACCATTATCGGCGGCACTTTGTATCGGTTTAATAGCCTGGTAGCCTGCTGCCCTGCCAGCGCCGACCCTTGCACCCATTGGCAAAAAACTTTTTTGATGCCTTTCTGGTTGTACTCATTAACGCCTTCGCTGTTAGCATCAACGCGGGCCACCACGTTTGTATAGTTGCCGACCTTGTCGCGGTCGCCTGCTTGGTTTCGCTTGCCGGTGTAAAAATAAACCTGCGACAAACGATCCTTGACCTGATGCTGGATGCTCGCCTTGTTGCGTAGTATAACGTTGTCGCCAATACAGTCGTTTTCTGCGGTCGTTGGCACTTGCGCCTTAAATCGTATCTTGTTAGCAACGTCGTCCACCCATATATCAACGCCGCATTCGACGCATATTTGATCGAGCAACTTGTTTAACTCGGTTGGCTCGCTCACTATGTTCTGCAAATTGTAATTGGTTAGCCACTGGTTAGCCTCTGCGGTCCAATCTGCCGTTGTTATTGCGCTTGCCGGAATGCCTGCATAAGTCGTCAATAAATCGGCAACCACCGCATCGACGCGCTGTGTGCTAGTGAATCCGTACTCTAAGCACAACTGAACACTCTCACCGCTGTCGTGCTGCCCTGTGTTGGCCTCGCTGCCGCCATAGCCTCGCGTAATTGATGATAACCGGTCGCCGCTGTTGCTGGTGTATCGCATTAGCTCGTCGCCTATCCGCACAACACCTGCCGCCGGGTAAAGCGCCCCCTCGCCAGTCTGCAAGTCTAAATGGCTTGAGCCTGTGCCCATGTGCGCACTAAGTGTGCCGGTGCTCGCTTCCGGTATCTTGGTTTTAAGCGCCTCGGTTAGACTTAAAACATCCTTGCCGATAATCTTTACAACGCCGTTGGCATCTGGGCCGTCAATGCGGTCGATAATGTAATTATAAACTCGATCAAAACTTGCGCCATCTGCGCTGCCGTCGTCGTTGAAATAGCCCAACTTAACGCGCAAAGCTCGCCCAACGTAATGCGGATTTCTTGCAAATAGCTTGCCAAAAAACGTACCTTGATCGCTGGCTATATAATTGCGGTCGGCTGCGTATGGATCGGTTTGCAGATCGTTGTCGGTAAAGTCGATCAACTGAATATCAACCCGGCTGCGCGATGATAGGCCCCGCCCTGGTGCTAACTTGGTCGGTGCAATGTTGACGCTTTTAACTGCTGGCGCTATCGGTATCGAGTCTATAAATATCGGAGCTGCATCTGCCTTGCTAAACCTAACCACTAGCGGGTTGTTGCCTGTTGGCAAACGTTGCGCATAAGCGCTGGGCACTTGGCACGTTTCTAGCGTGTTATAACACTGAGCGCCTGCGCCACCGTTAGCGGTGCAAGCGCCTACGCCGTAATCCCATGCGCATCGGTCTAAATCAAGCTCGACAATATAATTAGGCTCGCGCCCGACCTTGTCTTTTTGACCGTCAAAACTCACTTAATGATCGCCTTGACTTTTAAATTTATCGACGCTGAACAAAGCGAACTATAAACCGGCTGCTGCGGTTTTTCTGTCCAACAATAGGCGCTTATTGTGTCGCCTGTTGCGCCTGTTCCGTAGTGATTTGGCCAACTAAAAAAGAACGGCTTGCGCGCTGCGTGCTCTAAAAACGGCACCCATTCATCGCGCAAATTTACCTGCGTTATGCCCTGCTGTTTAATTGTTAAATCCATCGGCTTGCGCTTAATACTGCGCCCTAAATAATTAGCCGCATTGCCTTGTGCATTTATCGAGTCGTAGTGTTCATAAACTGGCGGTCTAAATCCTGTGCCGATTGGCTGCAAATTCCATGTCACATTAGAAAACTGCACTATTGATATAAACATATCTGCGTCGGTGTTTTGAAAAAATAAGCGCCACCACTTCTTTTTGACCTCGGCTGATTCATCAAGGTTAAATTGACCGACTAATAAATTAGGGAATGTTGTAAATTGAAAAATGCTGGTTCCTAAACCTACCGATGTCCAGGTTATACCGTCATCTGACCACTGCACCGTCACGCTGCCCCTTAATGACTGCCCCATTATGCAAATTGTATTTACCTTTCTCGTCGGCCCACCTAGTTGCCCCAAGGTTATAAAATTGGTGCCAGTGTTGGCAAACTTAATGCCAGTATGTGTCTTGTTATCTGCCAAACTTTCAATATTATAGCCCGACGCAAGCGCACTGCTGTTTAACACGCCTTGCGCTATAGCTATATTTAGCAAATTATCGTATGCAATAAAAGCCGTCATACCGCCACCACCTGAACATCTAAGCCGCTGCCGTCGCGCAACGCTTCGGCAAAATCATTTTCTATGAACTCGCGAACCGCGTTAGTGTCTGTGATACCGCCGGTAAAATCAATACTAATTACGTTGGTCGGCTGAGTCGTGCGGTCGGTTATAAAATCATCATCGGCGCTGCTGATTGGATCAAGCCCGCCAAAACCACCGCCGCTGCCTGGTGCACCACCGCCACCACCGCCACCGCCGCTTAATGCGCCGATAGACCCGGTTCCTAGTTTAATTGCAAACGCTTTGGCTGCTAGTGTTTTGCTGGTCGCTATCGCCGCACCTGCTAATGCTGTGCCTTTTGCGAGTATAGCCGCTTGAGTCGCACCGGTTGGATCGGGCACAAGCGAGGCTTGTAGTGCGTGCCCTGCTTTAATTGCTGCTGCTTCGCGTGAACCTTGCGCTAGTATTTCGCTGCCTGCAAATGCTGCATCTATTGCGATGCCTGCTATTGCTGCGGCCTTGCTATCGCCCAACGCTTTCTTGGCAAGGCCCGCTACTGCTGAGTACCCGGCGCGCTTCAAACCAAATAAGGCGTTGTCTGCTTTTTTCTCAATATTTAAAAGCTCTTTTTTCTCGCTGTTTTTAATACGCAAAAGCTCGTCTTTTACTAACTGCGCCTGTGATACTTCCGGGCTTTCTGTTGGATCGACTTCGCCTGGCTTGCCTATTACTGCCGCCGCTGCTGCTTCGTTAGCCGCTGCAATGATAGGCGCAACAAACGCTTGTATTTTTTCTGACGGCGGCGGCGCAAGTAATGCCGCTTGGAATTCTTCAGTAGCGTTGACCGCTGCGCTCACTAGCTGCTCGCTGATACCTGTGATTGCGCCCTTGAACTCTGAGCCTGTTATAAGATTAACAAAACCCACAACGCCGCTTTCAAGCTCTGCCAGTACCGCAACAACGCCCGCCACCGCATTAAACGCAATGACCTTTATCGCTTGGAATACTAGGCTTATGCCGTTGATAGCATCCGCAACAAAACCCGCGCCGGTTATCATGCTGTTGAATACTTGCGTCGCTACTGTACCTGCGCCGCCTGCTTGCTTCGCCATTTCCAAAAACTGATTGGACGCTGCTTCCAACAATGGCGAAAACTGTACCGCTAATTGCTGGCCAAAACCTGAGACTACCTCTTTGGCTTTAAATAGAGAATCGTTAGCCGCTTCGATCTTGGCTATATCGACTCGCGTTAGGGCTATGCCATAGTCGTCGATTTCTTTCGATATTGCTTTTAAACCTTCCTCGCCCAGCGCAAGCGTATTAACTAAAGCAACGCCTTCGCTGTCAAATAACTTCATCGACAACCGGACCTTGTCGCCCTGGCTTGCAACGTTTTCCATCGCGCCGGCTATCTTGGCGAACTGCTCATCCGCTGATAGCTGGGCCAATACTGTTGCGTCTAGGTTTAATTCTTTCAGCGCGTCGCGTGCTTCGCCTGTGCCCTGCGCGGCCTCTGCTGTACGCCGTACCATGCGCTGTAAAGCCATGTTAGCGGTTTCTAGCTTAACGCCTGTCAACGCTGCCGCGCGTTGTACGCCCTGCAAAGCCTGTGGCATAACGCCCAGTTTGTCGGCCGTCTTGCCCAGCGCATCGGCTGACTTCAAGCCCGCTGCCGTTAGTGCTGCGAGTGCTGCGGTAGAACCTGCAAACGCTGCGACGCCAATCGACCCGGCTTTTTTAAAGCCCTGCTCAACACCTTTTAGCGCCGACTTTGTTTTGTCGTTCGCTAGTATGTCGTAGGTTATACTTGCTCGTGCCATCTACTTGCGCCTTTTCATCGCTTCCGCTCGTTCATTCAAAAACCACAACCACCCGCGATACTCATCGACGCGCATTTGCTGCACTTGCTCGACGGTCATTTTCAACTCAAATGCCAGGGCAAATAAATTACCCCACTGCTGCCCCGGCTTTATTAGTTTTTTTCGCTTTCTTCCTCGCTGTTATCGGTAGCAAGTATAGCGGTGCAAGCCTCGCCAATAACATTCGCCGAAATAAACCGACAAAAGTCCAAGAAGTCTGCCGGTGGTACAAGTGCTGTGCCGTCGTCGTTTCTTGCGCGAACCTGAATAATGCGGGCCATTCTAGTAAAGTCGTCGGTTTCTTTTGCCATCGCCTGCGCTTGGTGTATCGTCAATGGTTTGACGTAAAACGTTGGCAAGCCTTCGACGTTTACTTCTGTTGGCTCGATATTCATATACGCCTTTTTCGCGTCTTTTATAAAGTCGCTCATAATTACCCCCGGTAATGATTAAAAAATTAAACGCTGGAAGTTGTCAATGCGCCGTTGATTGTTAGGCTGGCTGAAAATGTAACAAGCGAATCAACGCCGCCGCTTTTTTCAACGCTGGTGACTGTCGCGCCGCCTGCTGTTGTCTCATAATAAGTCGAGCCTGCAACCGTACCTTCTGGGTAAAGCTCAAAATCAACGATAGACCCCACCACTATATCGGCCTGCCCAGCGTCGTCCGGATTCCAAAAACCCGATAAACTCAAGCTGCGAGTCGTTGCGCCTGCAATCGTTGCCTTTGTGCAAGTGCCGATCTCGCTTGCGTCGATCTCCTCGGATTCTTCCGATAAAGTCCACTCTTGTACGCCGCCCACAACTGCGACGGTCCCGCCTTGTGTCACTGCCTTGAATACGCCGGTACAACCTCGCGTTGCTGTAGTCATCTTTCTATACCTCTATGTAATTGGGACCTTGGGTAAACCCTCGGCCGCGTAGTAAAAAACTGTAAACTCCATGCGCAACGTTCCCGCTGTGCTTTGTGGGTCTTCATCTAGCTCTAATGTATAGGCTGAGATTTCCATGCCCGTTGCTAACCCGCCAAACGTTTGATCACTGTATAGTGCTGTCTCAACGCCTGCGCTGTAGCCATCCAATATTGTTGTAACTGGCTGCGCTGGATTAACTGATCGAGCCGCAATATTTATAACTAACGTAAGCTCATGCTGTGGCGTTGCCGTCATCATGCCTGCGCTGTAGTCGGTTTGATCTTGCGACCAATCAACACTAATGCCGTAGACATCTGCTAAATCAATCGGCAAACGCCTGCCGACATAGACTTTATTTGGATACTCTGAATTCAAACTGCTGTAAACGCTGGCGATAATTGCCGCTCTGATTGTCGTCGTCAAAGTAATTACCTGCGGCCCAAAAATAGCCGACTCCTGACCGGTGCCAAAAAGCGCTTCTTCTAATCCTACGCCAAACCCTGCAACCGACATTAGCTGTAAACCTTTTGCAAATACAGATAGTCCTCGCCGTCGCCGTTTGGCTCTGTGTGCGTTACCTGGTACTGCACGCTGCGAATAGTTAGCGAATCACCAACCACCGGCGCATCGCTTGATCTAATCCAACAACGCGGTGCCCGCGTGCCCATTACAAGATCGCCGGTTTCTGAATCGTAATACTCTAAATCAAATAAAACAGGCACAACCAACGACGTAGAAAATACCGTCGCTGATTCTGCCCACCCGCTCTCTATATCATAAAAAACGGAACCGCCACCTATGTCTGTGGCCATGTCATCGCGTAGCGACATTAACTTCGCACGTCAACTGCGCCAGTCACTGACGACGCTGCGTTATCAACTGCGCCCCAGGCATAGCCCAAAAACGTATTGCTGCCAACTGTAACTGTGGCAACGCCTGCCGATGTCGCATAAATAGCTTGGCCGTTAGTCCATGCTTGCGATGCTGTTTTGGTTAATGTAAAAACGCCGCGAAAAGCCACTGCAACTAAATCGCCAACCGCTCCGCTTTCTAAATAAACGCCAGCCCTGCTTGTGCCGATATAAACTGTGCCTTGTGTTACTGGGCCACCTGTGACGACGATGCTTTGCTTGTCGCCGCTTGAAACGTATTTGTTTGTCATGATTTGAACCTCAATAATTTAATAAATGATTGGGCACTTCCTTGTGCCCGCTGTGTTTTATGCTCCAGCGTTTTCGGCTAGTGCGCGGTGGCTGATAGCCTTAACACCAACTTCCAAGCGCACCTTGTAGGTGATGCCGTCGGTGGTGAAGCCGTTCTCGCTTTCCAGCGTTGGTGCTTGCTGGCCATTGAGATACGCCACTTCAATCGTATCGTGCAACGTTGGATCGCCTGCCGCATACCATTTGGTCGCGCTGGCTGCATCAAGTCGTGCGTCGCTGATAGTCTCGAACGTACCGTTGAATGGGTTCGGTCGAGTACCGCCACCGGCCTTGCCTGTTGACTGCTGGTCTGGATCGGCTGTCGCTGATTGCAAAATCATCGCCTGAGTTTCAAGTGCAACCGGCACAATGACACGCGCGATGCGAATGTTTTGGCCATGTGCGTTTGACCCCAAACCTTTCTGCTTGGCCATTAACACCTTCAACTCATCTAACGTTGATACGCTAGGCGTGCCCGCAACCGCTGCTTGGTTAGCGTGTGCCGCTGAGAATAGGTTGTTGCCATCTTGCATTGCTGGGTTTCCGGTTAAAATTGCGTAGACTAAGTCGCCAGTTTTGCGCTCGGCTGCTCGGCCCATTTCTGCCGGGATGCGCGCCAATGCGTTTAAGTCTTCGTTGATAATGACCTCTCGTGTGATCGAGAATAAACGACCGTATTTCTGGGCCTGGATATACTCTTTTGAGTCGCTCATTTGGCCATGCTCGTACTCGCCATTTTCAGGCACTTCGGCTAAGTCGCTAAACGTTGAAAGATCAACGCGTGATTCTTGGCGAAAGCTCGACACGCTGCCGACGTTACAAAAACCGCGCCAGGTTTCGGCCGCTTCCATAAAGCCCTTTTGCATTTGCTTGTTGGCGATGTTCTCAACCAACGCAGTAAATACGCTGCTACCGTTGCCTACAAAGGAACGTACCGCGCTGTGAGGCAATGCTGCTGGGTTTAGTGCGTAACCTACTGCACTGCGCAAGTCGAACTTGTTGACGTTCTCAACACCCATGAGCGTTAAAGAATGCCGCGCCATTTCTGCCATGGTCATGCCGGCAAATTCGTTGCCCGCTAATACTGAGCGCGCTTCGTCGCCTGTAACAATCTGCAAACGCGCTTCTAAAGCGTTGCGCATTCCGTCCGCTTGTTTGTCCTCGGCTGCTTCCTTAATACGAACCTGTGAACGCTGCGCGCCCGCTTCGGTTTTTGGTTGTGGTGCAATGTAATCGCTGTCGCTCTCGTTGCCGATTAAGCCTAACAACTTGCGCTGCGCCTGCTCGATAGTGCTGCCATCGTCTAGGCACGCATTGCGTAAAGCCTGGTAAACTTCTTGGTCGAACTTAGGCTCGGCAAATAGTGCGTTTATATCTGCTTGGCGCTCGCGCTCTCGCTTGATGCCTTCGCTTGCACCGGCTTTGCGGGCCGATTCAAAATTTGCAACAACGCCATCGTTAGCGTTATCGCCTTTTGGCGTTGTGTCTTTGCTCATTGGTGTAGCCTCTTGGTTTGCTGTTGTTGTGGCTTGCTCTCGCTCGCCGGTTGGTAATTCTTGATTGCGCCCTATGCCGACCGAACTATCTGCCGGGACCGCAACTACCGACGCTTCCATCGGTGTGAATCTTGTCACTGTATAAACTGTTTCGCCGTCTTCGCCTTGACTTCGTTCTTCGTCGTCGATGCTGTAGCGGATGCTAATATCGGTTAGTGTGCCGTCGTCTACTTGCCCCTGGCGCTCTTTGCCCGCTGCACTATTGCTAAACGTTAGATCGCCAACTAGCTTGCCATCCTCGCGTAGTCGTATGCCATTAACCCTGCCGATTGGTTGGTCCGTGTCATGGTTAAATAACAAAACCAAACCATTGTCGGCGCGCTCCATATTGATCGAGTCGGCATCGTGCCTGAGTATCTCGGTATAACCTTGTCGCCGCACTGGTAGCTCACTGCTTAACGATGCGCTGTAAACTGTTCGCCCGTCTTGCTTGCGCGATTCAATGCGCGCTGTTCTGTTTTGTGTTTTCACTATTCCGCAACCTCTTGGTTGTTTGCATCTATAGAATTTGTTGATTGGTCCCATATGCTAACGCCGCCAACATTAACGGCAACATTGCTGGTAATTAAACAGCCCGTTGTTCCTGTTACAACTCTAATACACTGGTGATCTGTTCCGGTCGCTGCGTTTTTAATATAGTTATTGCTGATAACCGAATTATTGTTTGCTCCGCTGGCAACTGGGTTTGTAAGTATCGTCACCCCGCCCAGGTTAGTGCCGCCGCTATCAATATGATTGCCGCTAATAACTAACGACACGCCAACGTTGGGCCTGATACCGCCGTTTAAAACGTTGCCTGTGACTGTTGTGCAAGTCGATACTTGCTCATAGGTTGGCGTGGTTTGGTGTATATGGCAATTTTTTACGTGGTCAACGTAGCGCGTGACCCTGCCATCTGAATTTGAATTGCGTATTGTTACGCCGTCAATCGTAACGCTTGTGCTTGATGTTGCACCTAATCCGCCTTGTATATCGGGCAAATTTACGCCGCCGCAATCATCAATAATGCCGCCACTAATACTAACGTCCACGCCTTGCGAACAAAATATTGCCCGCGCTGAACCATTTGCAATGTTATTGCCTGATAGTGATACTCGCGTGCCGTTGCATAATATTCCAGTACTAGTGCAATCGCTTATTTGATTAAAGGCAACAACACAATCTAAATTATTTTCTTTTAATAGATCAAATTTAATTCCTTCCGCAACGCCTTTAATAACGTTCGCTTGCACGACAAAATTGCGGTGCATATTGTTGCCAACAAAGCCGACGCCCTGCCCGCAATTATCAATAACGTTTGATGTTATGGCTGAGTCTTTAACCTCTGTCCCGCTGTCTGCGTTATTTACTAATATGCCTGCGTCGGCAAAATCTCTAACAAGGTTATTAGAAATAACGATGCCCAAAATATCATCATCGGGATCAGAAACGACATTTTCTAAACCTATGCCACTGCTGCCTGCCAATGCTGATTTAGTGCCCGCAACCGTTGACCCTTGCACTGTGTTATTGGTTACAACGACATTTCTGCAATTTTGTAAATTAATCGCTGCCGCGCCTGTGTTTGCCACGCCCACTAACAATGGCGATGGCGTCGCTATGCCCGTGTTATTTATGATCTTGCCGTTCTGTACGAACGCCATGTCGAATGCCTCGTCGCCTATGTTGTATGCGAGGCAATTTTTAATAACTGCATTTTGAATGTATTTTAACTGTATGCCATGCGTTTGCTCGCCGGTTCCGCCTTCGTGGGCTACTGGGTAAAGGTCTTCGAACTCAACCCCATTGACTGTTACGTTTTGCAAATAATTAGCGTAGTCGCCAACGGTCGGTAAAACTGCGGGCCATATCTTTAACGCAACGTATGCTTGATTGTCCGGTATTCCATTTTTTGACCATACAAGCCGCGTGTTATTGCCTTTAATAATTAGATTGCCTGACCCCTGAGTGATTGCCAGCGTTGTGCCTTTGTATATGCCGTATCGACCTGGGCCGAATTCAACAAACGCTGGTAGATTATCACGCGCTGCAAAAAGCGCTGTCTCGATAGTGCCTTGATCGTTAGTGCTGCCGTCTGCTGTGCATTGGTAGAATGTAACGCCATTGCTGGCTGTAACTGCAATCTGGCCTTTAGCAAGCGTGCTGTACGCTTTTAAAGTATCTGGCGTTATTCTTTTGTTTGCGCCATCGTCTGCTGCCAACGATTCGGTGCCCGCTGGTGCTGTTATTTCTGTCCACGTTGTTACACGAGTCGCCATAGTTTGCGCCTAGTCAAAAATCGCGGCGAATGCTGCATCGTCGCTTAATGAATCAATAATATTAAAAGTGCTGCCGCCTGCCGTGTTTCTAAAATAGAAAAAATAGTTATTGCTGTATCGGTTGGCTGTTGACGGCGGATTAATGCCATATTCTGATCTGGTAAAACCATTAGCATCTACTGGTATGGAAACCGCGCACGAACTCATCGAGCCGTCGGTGTTTTTTAAAATAATTTCCGCACCTGCTCCGCTCGGCACTGCTGTAAAGCCTGAAAAACTCTGATTATCACCAATGTTTAAATGGACTACTGACGTATCAAGTAGTGCCGAATACGTATCAAACGTTAAATTATTTGCCAGGTCCGCGTTTTTTGTTGCGCTTACGCAAACACCCGTTGAGCAAATAGTGAAAAAAGCCGAATTGCTTGATGATGCTGTGCTTAATGTTATTGCCGCCGCGCCTGACGCGCCTGCCGTTGTAAACTCTGAAACGTCAAAACAAGATATATAATTGGCAATGTTTGTTGTCGCGCCTGTTGTGCTTGTTTGCTGGCCATAGCCTGCGCCAAAAGAGAACACCGCTGATTGACTTGAACCGCCAACGCTTAACGTTAAACTGTCGATAGATATTGCACTGTTAAATGCGTCGATTTGATAACCTAAAATAAGAGTCTTTGCACCGGCTGGAATAACGATTGCCTCACTGTCCGCCGCTGTGCCGCCTGGGTTGGATTGATACCACCCCTCATCTGAGGCGTGATCTGTTCGCAAATATGTTGGCGCTGCCATTTTAATACCTACTTAAAAATAACTGTAAAACTGCTAGGCGCATTTGGTGCTGCTGGCAAACACGTTGCCGCTGGCTCGCTTCGCCTGCCGTTTGTGTCTATCGTTACAAGCTCAAAACAATTTGCGCCCGGTGCTATCTCGTAACCTTCTGCAATGTATTCGCTGACATTTGCGCTAATATCAATCGTTAGCCCGCTGCCGGTTAGCTGATAGCCTGCTATTTCGCTCGCTGCTAGTGTCGTGCCGTCTGTTCGCGTTGTCGGCGCTGTATAAGTAAATACCAGGCTCGCCGCGTTTGATGCCTGCAACGGCGATGCTGTGATAACTGCGGCGCATAGCCAGATCGCGGTCATCGCGTATCTGGTCCACCTGCTTTGCAAATTCTTTCGCATCAATCATCTACCGAACGCAATCTATTTGCTGCGCCTTCTAAATTACCCACGCGCTCTGATAATTTAATCAAAATCGCGTTGGCCTCTTTGTGATTTGCCTCGCATTCGTCTAGCTTTTGCTCCGCGTGCTCTATTCTTTGGCTCATGGTCATTTGATTTGTTTTCCATAAAGCAACCATGCCTGCCGCTAATGCCATAACTATTGCGCTGGCTACTTCTAGCAAATTGTCTTCCATGCGCTCAATCATCTTTGTTCGATGCGTTGCGGAAATTCTGGGCAACTAAATTAATCAACATTCGCACACCTGGTATGGCTTTCTGTATCTTCATTGGGACCCATGCTGCTAACGCTGCACCGCCGCCCATTGTCGATAGGATGCCCATAAATAAATCGAGGTAATCCCATCGGTGAAGTGTGCCCGTCTGCTCTAGGCTTTGCCCTAGTGCCGATGCTGATAATAATGATGCCGCCAAAATCAAAAATGTTTTCATGCTGCGCCTGCCTCGTTTTCGCCTTCGTTGATGTCTTCGTTGATGTCTTCGATTAGGGTTTCGGGCTCTGCAAGATCAATCGTTGACGCGAATAACTCGTTCTCGCTTTCTTCGCTCATTTCTTCCATAACCTTTGCCGGATCGCGGCCCCGCTGTCGCATTACCTCTTTGCGCGATTCCAGTTTGGCATCGACCAACTCGCGCCAGGCTTTCGCCTCTTTTGCTGGATCAATCCAAGGCAACGACGGCGGCCGGAATTCGCAGCGCGTTAGCGTTGATTGATCTACGCCGCGCAAACTCCCTAATGCCCCGGACAACGCCGCCGCCGTTATAAAGTCGGACCATATCGGTTTATAGAATTTGCGTACAAAATAATTGAAGTGTGCTCTGTAAGCTATTGATCCTTCAATCAACTCTTGTCTTTGTGCAGAATATGTACCATTATAGTCTTTGCTGATTGAGCTAAACCGCGTGCCGGTGCCGCCTGCTACTGCGCGTAGCATTGCGTTCCTGAACTCATTTAATCCAGTGTTCGGCCTGTTGCTGTCGATAGTGGTCACGCCTTCGCCTGGCATTAGTTCAAAGCCCATGCCCGGTGCCATTCCAAACTCGCGATTGCCGTCTGTATTCACTGCGGTTGGTGCTGACGCCTCACCGCTTTTGGTGATTGCAAACGTCATGCTCGCTGCAACCTTAGCCGCGATGCGCTCGCTTTCTTCGTAATCTTTAATGTCGCGCATCCGGTCGATGACGCTGTGTATCAATGGCACGCCTCGGCGCTGACGCAATCGCTTGACGTATTTAAGGTGGTAAACGCCTGCCGCCTCAATGCGCTGGGTTTCGCTCAGCATAGTGACTGTCGTGCTAATAACTTCGCCAGGGTGCGATTTGTAAAAATAATACGCTGTAGGCGCGCCCCATTCGTTACACTCAATGCCCTGAATAACGTTATTGCCTGTCACTAATAAATCTAGTGGGCAATAATCAGCATCAAGCATATCAACGGCATAGGGCACTTGCGTCTTGTATGCAAAGCCCGCGTTATTGATAATTGGGCGCAAGAATATCTCACCGTCGCGGAATACGTGACGCGCAACCATGCGCTCCATTTGTTCAAAGCCGAACTCACCCGTTGTATCTGGGCACTGCGCCCACTCGTCGTACAACTCCAGCGCCCGGTTATTAACATCGGTCGCCAGCTCGCCGTTAGCTAGTTTAATTTGTGGAACTTTGGACGCGCCCGCGCCGATGATATTGTTCAATAAATCATCAAAAATGGCGTTGGTTAGATCGTGATTTTCTTCAAGATAGCGCGCTAAATCGCGTAGCCTGGTGCCTGCGTTATCGACAATCGCATTGGGCGACATTCCTGCGCCGACAACTGGCTTGCGGTATTGTGTGTTTGTCGCTGCGTCATAAAGCCTCGCGGCCTCATTCATTGCGCTCTGTAGCTGGTACTCGCGGTGGCTTTTTGCGCGCTTGGCTGCGTAGCCTGGCGCAATCTTGGCGACAAAGTCCAAACCCTTCATCAATGAAAAGCCGCCGTCAATAGGCCCGTCTTGCTGCCGTTGGCCCTTGCCTCGAATATCGCTTCGTCGCGTCTTAGGCTCGATAGCATCGTTTGCAGCTCTGCAAGCTGGGCGCGCTGTACTGACTTGTCGCCCTTGCCGTAGCTTTGCGCCGTGACGGTTTTAGATATTGCGGTTTCAACTTCCGCAATCTTCGCCTGAATTCCGGCCAATGTCTGAGCCATATAACGCACCTCTGGTCTGAGTTTACGTTATAGCAAAAAGGAATAGGCTTTGCTTGTTTTTATAACTTTGTGTTTTTAGCTTGTGATAGGCCCATATCACAAAAGCCGGTTTTTGTACCCCAGAATTAACTCGGTGTAGTTATGTCTGGGCTTTACTCACTCCCTAGAGAGTGGGTAAAGAAAACCAAACTAATACCAACTTCCGCGCACTGTCACAACTGTCACAGCTGTCACTGTCACAAATAAAAAAAACAAAAGTATTTTTCTGCCCTGAATACTACCGATTAAAACAACGATTTGCGCTGATAGCTTGAATTTTGCACCGGTCTGCGGGCCATCTTGGCCTGCCCCTGCTGAACCTTGCGCTCAACCTTGCCAACCACCTTGCGCAACGTGTGGCTATTTAGACTATATGCCGCTGCTGCTGCGAGCACTTCGCAGTCGAAATAGTGGTTTTCTTTATCGCGTGCCACCCATATTGCCCGGCCTTGCTCGGTTATCACCAATTCCTCTGCAACAACCTGGCGGCAATATTCTTCGCTGGTTTCGTTGTGCAAAAACCACCCGCCGCTCTCTGCATCGCTTGGCCACTTGATGCGGGCGTGCACCCATCGCTTGAAATAGTCGGTGTTTATGTTAAATAGCTTCACGCCGCGCTTAACTAGCTTGCCGCCGTAACTGTAGTCAATATCTCGGTTTGATATTGGCGTTTCCATCGTCTGCCGGCCCTTAGTTGGGAATGCTTTTCCTATTCCTAGGTTACGACAAAACGTGTAAACGGCATGGTCGGGCCGCACATGAACGTCGCCCGGTCTATAGCCTGAGTCGATAAACGCCCGAAATACCGCCTTGCCGCTGTACTCGCGCTGCAAAATAGAGTTTAACGCAAGCCAAACATTATCGTATTCGGTGTCGCCTGCAAGGTAATCGTGATCTATTAGCCAACTCGTATTATCAGCGCCCCACCCCCGCACCACGTAATATATGCCATTTTTTTGCACGTCGGCCCCAATGGTGATTAACTGGCACTGCTGATCTGGCATAACCTTTGGCGGATACTCGCGTTTGCACGCCGCCACTTCTTCCCAGTCTGGTGCATCGCCCTTCAATCGGTAAACCTCACCGCCGTAGGTATTAACAATGGCTTGTATTTTGTTCGGATCGCCTGATTTTTCGGCCTTCAATACCTGGCTGGCTATGTCATAAAACGACGCCCAGGGCGATGCAAGCCCGCTAATCCAAAAGCCAACGGCCTTCGCTGGCTCGTTTTCGTCGGCCTCGACGTAATAATCGAGCACAACCTGCCGACCTTCGGGAACCGCCTCGCGGTCGCCTAGTCTGCGCATACGTAAATAGCGCCCGCCTGCATTTAGTTTGTTTTTGTCTTTGGTATCGTGAACGCCGCCGCAATGCGGGCAAACAACCTGCGCTGCGTCTGCTGCTTTCTCGATGTTGCTGCCTTCTGGCCATATCAACAACGATAACTGAGGCACAAATGCTGCTCTACAGTGTTTGCAATGCCATGCCCAAAAAAACATCGCGCTGGATTCTAGTAAATCCCATATTGCGCTGCCGCCTTCTATCGTTGGTGTTGAGAATTTGCCGCGCTTTCTGTTGGCGTAGTTCTTCGTTCGGGCCTCGGCTAGTGAGATCGGATCGCCTTCGCCGCCTGTATCGCGGCCCATGCGGTCCACTTCATCAATCAGTACAAGCCCTGCCGGATGGCTTGCAAGCTCGGTGGCGCTGCCTGCCCAGGCAAAGCCCAGCCTAACCCCAGCAATCCATTTCTCAAAAACGCCGTTGCGCTGCCCTTTTTCTAGCTTACCGCTTAGGCTTTCGCTGGTTTCTAGCATCGTACTAACGCGGTCCTTCGACATTGATTTGACGTTTTTCTCGGTTGGGCCGATATACAACGCCGGGCAATAAGGCCCATCGTCCATGCGGTGCCCTATAACATTGAAGATCGCTTCGGTCTTGCCCATCTGGGCACCACAAACCACGCTAATATCTTCAATATTGGGGGCGCTGAAAGCCTCGTAAATCGGCCACCAAAACGGTGCGCGGTCTGTTCGCCACTTGCCAGGCTCCGGCGCTGAGTTTGGTAACACTCGCTCGGCGTCTGCCCATTGTCCAGCGTTACGATTTGGCGGCGGCCTTACTATCGTTGCCGCTGACAATATCGCCTGCGATAGTGCTAAGCGTTGTGGCGTAAGTGTCTCGAATTTGTCTAAGCTCATCGCGTAGCCTGCCTTGCATTTCCGCTGGTTGGTCAATGTCAATTAATTCTGGCGCGATTCTTGCGGCCACGCCTTCTAGCTCGCTGGCTAATGATGATACGGCCCTGAACAACGCGCCCCGGACCATATCAACCGGCAACATTTCCAACAAGCTCTGCTGGTTTTGTAGTTTGATTTTAAGCGTTTGCTGCTCGTTTAAATCAATACGCGCCTGCTTGTCTGCCGGGCTTTCGTTGCTGCCCTTGTTGCGCTCGCGGTCTATGCACCAATTCACGCAATCGGCAACTGGGTAAACACCGCGCCCGCCTTTCGGCATTCCATCAACCTTTGCAAAGCGTGCAACGGTTTCACGCGTCACGCCTAGCAACTCGCCTAGTGCATCTGCCCCGCACGTTACGCCGTCGAATGTCATCAACCGTTCTTGCGTCATTTCTGCCCCGCTCACTTATTGGCCAAACTATTTGAAATAAAAATAGGCGATTATTGCGAGCTTTCCGCATCGCCGGCTTTTTGCTTGGGAGTACCTTTTTTGATCAAAATGCTTTTATGATCTGCGGCCTGTTCTCCAATTATATTCTTTCAATTTTGCTCTTAATATACGGTCATAAACCCTCTTAAACTGTGTTCTTGCTTTTGGGCTAACTATCAAATCATTGAATTCTTTTATTAAATCATCGCGCATACCGATCTTAGGCATCATTAAATTCTTCCCATTACTTCTACGCTTCCACACCTGCCCTTGGCTATCTTTAAATGCTTTCCTATAAAATCGCCCGCCTTTGGCCTTTACTCCAAACTGCCTGCTTCCCCTGCTTTGCGCTCCTTTTGTCCAACTTTTAGCCTGCTTTATTTCTGCGCCTGCTATCGCTGAAACTGGCAAACCGCGCAAATGCACCCATATACGGGCCGATAGATTGGCTTTTTTAGCTTCGTATAACAATATTCTTTGCTTTGTTTTTATTGGTTTTCCGCCTGACTGTTTAGAAGTCCATCTAAACCTTACGAATTTTGGCGGTAGTTTTAAATCCTCAGCAACCTTTTTTATTGCTTGGCTTTTTGCTGTTCTTGCGGTTTCGTTTATCGCAAACCTGGCCGCTGTATAAGCCCGTCGTCTGAGCTTTTTATTTGTCGATCTAAGCTCTTTTAAATCGAGCTTGACTTGTAAACTAGGCGCTGCCATTGCTTAACCCCTTATATCAACGCTTGCTGTGCTGTTGCTTGTTTAAATCGCTCGCACGCCGCTTCATAATAGTCTTTGTCCAGCTCACAACCGACAAAATTAAAGCCGCCATAATGCGCTGCTATTGCGCTGCTGCCGCTGCCTAAATGCGTATCAAGTATCCGGTCGCCTTCTTTGGCGTATTTAGATAGGAGCCAATCATATAGTTGTACAGGCTTTTGGCATGGGTGAATATCTGTGCCTCTTAGTTTATTATATTTATCCGTGGCTCCCCATTCATGCCGATAATAAACTACTTGCTGTAATCTGCTGTAGCTGGCTATCTCACATCTGCTCATATTTGGGTTCATAACAACCTTATCCCATACTATAGAGCCACCCTTTCCATCTACCCATTGATAGTAGTTGCTGCCCCATATAATGCGCTCCCTACTAACTCTAACTAGCTCATTAAAATATTTTACATCTGGCGCTTTATTATTCCATGTATATGCTTTGTGCTTTCCAACAGAAACCCCTTTACTGTAGCTCTTTGTTGGATTGAAATTACCTATCCCATACGGCGGATCAACAATAGCCAACTCAAATGCATTATCTTCAAGCCCTGCCATATACTCCATGCAATCGCAATTTAATAACTCTATATTAGGCGCTGCCATTGCTGATATTCTCCATTTTACTTGCTCGACATTCTTGGCACCAATACATGCGCCGTATTGGTCGCATTTCCACAACGTAATAATCAACACGCCTATCACGCGATAATCTCAGCGCAAACCTGTTGGCCTCGCTCTCGCTGTGTGTTGTCATATGTATCACGTTGTTATCGGCATTCACCACGCCATACTCTGCGCTAATCATTCAAAAGCCCTATTTGCTGGCGGTTCTAAAATCCACTTGCTCATACCTTCGGGCACCAATGGCAAATGGACCATGAACCGGGTTAAATCCTTGATCTTGTATAAATCAACTAGCGTTGGATCAATCACAAGCCCCTCGCGCATGATCTCACGCTGCACCCATTGATATGTAGCATCATCATCAAGGCATTGCGCTATAACGCGCTGGCGCTCTTTGTAGTCGGTTTCCTTAATGTAATCCAACCACCTTCGGACCGCATAACTGCGGTATAACTTATCCATCAATTTCATATGCACCTACCAAAATGAGACAATCAATAAAGCCAATAATACGCCCATAATTCCGCCGGTCAAAATGTCGATCAGTATTTTATTCATAATCTATAAACTCCAGGTATTTAGTAGGATATAACGTTCGCTGTAATTTGAGGTATTCGTTTTGCTGTTTATAGTGCCTGGCGATCTCGCCTGACTTGTTAGCCTTGCGCGCTGCCTTGGCTCGATCTGGGCAAACGCTCTTTTCTAACAATAGACCAATTTGCCCTTCACCCAACTTCTGCGTTGCCCATTGTGTAAAAATAACGGGATTGTTGCCGAGCTTCATATGGCATGACATGCAGTGTGCAAATGCGTTTGACGCTGTAAACCTGAGCGCCCATATTCCCCGGCTAAATAAGTGACTACAATCTAACCCCTGCGGTCGCTGCCTGTAATCATTGTGACAATACTCGCAACGGTAGTTTGCCCTCTCTCGTATGCAATAGCTAAACTGCACGTCCGCTGGATAGCGTTTAATCTTCATCTATAACCCGCCCCTATTTTTTGAGCAAACTGAGCAAACTGAATAGCCCCCTTGCTTAACACCCCTCGCAAACCCGCCCCTGCGTTGAGTTTGCGCAGTTTGCGCAGTTTGCCCGCTTTGTACGCCAGTTTTAGTTTGCCCGCTTTGTTTGTTCAGTTTGCCCACCCTAGTCTTGCGTGTTTCTCGACCAAAATTTGGCGTTTTTTTCCATACCTTTCGACAATATAAAGCGCTCCCCAGCGTACTTTTTTAGCACCTTCTCGGCCTGCCTGCGACTAATACCATGATCGACCCGCAACGCCTTTAATAAGTCGCTGCTCTTAACCTGCCCCTTGCCCAGCTCTAACCATATCGCCTCAATGGTCGAATCATTCTCCAGCGCAAACTTCTCGTTATTGCGCTTTTGGGCTATATCAATGTATTCATCTAAAAACTCGATCTGGCGCGTCTTGCCGTTTATCTTTATCGTAATGTCCTCGCGTATGCCTCGGCACTTTTCCTCGCGTGTGCTCAATAACCACTCGTCCACCTTCTCGCCTGGCTTGCGGTCCATGTCTAAGTATAGCAAAACGTCGCAATCGCTCTTGAGATCGCCTGTGCCCTCGTAAACGTGTAGCCCTGTCTCTTTGTCGGCGTACTTGTTTGTATGCCCCAAAAGCACAACGGTAGCCCCTTTGCCGCACATACTGCGCAACATATCATACAACTTGGCACCGCTGCTCTTATTAAGCACGTCGGTCATTTTTTTGAGCGTGTCAAATATCCATATTTCATCGGCAAACGATTGGCCCGCTGCTGCCCGCTCTGTAATGTCGGCAACGATCTGGCGCATTGACTTACCATCACGCAAGTCGGGCACTAGGTAGTCAATACGGTCAAACACCCCCGCCTCGTGCATCCGTATGGCGTAATCCTTGGCCGCCCCGGTGCTTATATCTGCATTAACATAGGTCACTCGCAAGTCGTTGCGCTTTGCCAACCTTATCGCGATATGCTCCATTACGGTCGTCTTGCCCGCTCCAGGCTCCGCAATGATCGCATTAATCATGCCCTTGATGATCAGATTATCGACTACCCACTCGCTGTCCTCTAACGCCAAAAACTCGTCTAGCGTGCACTTGTATTGGGCCTTCCAATCTTCTTCGACCACCTCGCCGCGCTCCACCGCTGTCGGTATCTCGTCGCCCTGCTCATAATAGTCGTTGATGTCGCCGTTGGGCGTGTGGATGCGCTTGTGGGCCTCAAACTCGCGTTGCCCTTCGTCGTTGCCCTCGTATAATTCCACGACCGTTGCGTGTGTATACTTGGCGACAATCGCCGCTATTTCTCTCTGCTTTGTAGCAGTGTTACCAAACAACACAGCCGCACAACCAACGTTAAGCGCCACACAAGCCGTTACCGCTGTTGCCCAACCTTCGCTCACAACAATATATTCGCTGATCGTTGGATTGCCTATGAAGAATACCCCATGCGGGCCAAAACCCTTCTTACCGCCTTTGCCGGTCCGAGCGATAAACTCGGCCCCAACAAACGCCCCTGTCTCGATGCTATGCCTGGGCACTATCAAGCACTGCTTGCCGCCCATGCGCCCAGGCTTGCCCACTCTGACGTCGCCAGTGTCAATAAACGCGTCTTCCATCGTGCGCTGAAACTTGGCTATAAAGTAAGGATGCGCTGCTATAGCCTCGCCATCGCTCGAGCCTTTCAAATACTCGGCCTCGGCGTATGGCGTGTTATCGTTAGTAACTGGCCGCTCAATCACCCTTGGCGCTATTGGCGTCACGTTATTGTCTGGCAATATATCTGCCCAACTAAGCCCCACTGCGCTTAAAATATCCGCATTGCTGCACTGATACGCCATACAATTTAAGACCGGTGCCCCACCCTCACCCATGCCTATCTTTAGGCTCTGCCCCTCGCCCTGATGAACTGGGCACCTGCAACTGTATTGCGGCGCTCCATTCTTCGGTGGTCCTATCTTGGCGTTTGGATCAATCCTGTATGCCAAGCCTTCCAGCGTTATCTTGCTCGCTCTTTTTGTCATTTTTTGCATCCCCTAATCTCCACAAAAACAAGGTATTGTTTCGTCATCGGGCAAGTCAAACAAATTGCCTTGATCGGTCGCTATGATTTTCATCTGCTCGTAGTTTGGCTGGTCTTTTCTAAATGTCGCT